CATTCAGGATGACCGCATCGAAGTCGAATGCGTGGGTTGGGGGCTTGAAGGAGAACGATGGTCAGTGGATTATCAACGATTCATGGGGTCACCGGCACAGAAAGATGTCTGGGATCAACTGGATGCGTGGATTGAAAAAACCTTCGAGCACGAGCATGGGCTGACCTTGAAGATGCAGCTCATCTGTGTCGATACCGGCGGACACCATACCACAGAGGCGTACAAGTATATTGCCAAGCGGCAGAACAAAGGGCTTCGCGCCGTCAAGGGCAGCAGCATTCCTGGCGCGCGGCTCGTGTCGATCGGGACGAAAGACAAGCTCACGCGCGTGCAACTCTTCCTCGTGGGGACGGATACGGCGAAGGATACGCTGTTTGCGAATTTGAAAGTGACGACGCCTGGGCCTGGGTATTATCACTTCCCTGATCACACTGATTATGACGATGAATATTTTGCGCAGCTCACGGCGGAAGAAAAACGCGACAAGACCATCAAAGGTGTCGTCAAGGGACATCACTACGTCAAGACGCGCCGCCGCAACGAAGTCCTTGACTTGGCCGTGTATAATCTCGCCGCGTTGTATCTCTTGAAGCCGAATTTGTCGGCGATTGCCGCGAACTGGGAGGCCCATGTGGCGAAACAGATCGGCATTCAAACTGTTGCCTCACAGCCAGACGCTGACGAAGAGGTGCCCACGACTCCGGCACGGCAATCGTTCCCTTCACGGAGGAAAAATTTTATCACAGGGTGGAGGTAGCATATGGCAAGATTTTTTTGGTCATTTGCGGCGGCGGTGGTACTGACGACGATGATAACAATGAGTGTGCTCGTGTATATCGGGGTGATGACCCTCGCGGTGCTGATGATGGGAGAGGCGGGCCATTTTGTAGCGTTAGTATTGCTGATGTTTGTAATTATCTGGACCATTTGTTATTTTGATTTTTGATGAGGCCACGATGAAGTGTCCGCATTGCCAAGGCTTTGTCTTTATTCTCCATCAAGAAAAAAGGTGTGTCAACTGTGGATGGTATGACTACAACTATGAGTATGCCTATGAGCGCCAGCGAGCCCCGCACACTCGCAGGGAGGATCGCGATGAATGAATTTTATACGGTGAAGGATGTCGCGAAAATCTTTCGCGTACAACGTGAAGAGACGATTCGCCGGTGGATCCGTCGCGGCCTCTTTCCGAATGCGATTCGCACGGACGGTTATCTCATCCCCCAACGCGACATCGATGCGTTCATCAAAGCGAAAGGGATTCGCAAATGACGATGAAATTTGATGCGACATCCGATCCACTGGCCTTACAAAAACCGCTCACCTTACCGGAGCTTCGGGGGATGAAAGAAATGTGGAAGGCCAACGCGATAATCTCCGCGTTGGTCGAAGCGGCTATAAATCGCCGCCTTCCCCCGCAGAAGGCACTCCTTTAGCAGCGTTTAGCAGCGTTTAGAACCTTTCCAAGCTCGTGATTTTCGCGTAAGTATATGCGAGCATGGAACTTTCTACGACTGAGCCATTATTCATACAATCTGGAGACACAGTATCATGGTCTAAGCTATTGGCTTCGTCTTACCCTGCCAGCGGCGGCTGGTCCCTGGTCTATACGCTGACCCTGCAATCCGACGCCTCGAAACGCCTACAAGTTACTGCGACCGATTCCAACGATGTGTATACTGTGACGATTACCGCTGCACAATCCGCCGCATTGACCGCCGGCACGTATTTCATCTTTGGACACGTCGTCAAAGCCTCAGAACGGTATCAAGTCTTTTCCGGCACCATCGAAGTCCGCCCCAATCTTGCTGCGTTGACAACGGGCGATATCCGTTCGACGGTGAAGCGCACGCTTGACGCGATCGAAGCGACAATTCAAAATCGCGCCACATCCGACCAGCAGCAAATGACGATCGATGGGCGCACGCTCGTTCGCATTCCGATGGCGGAATTATTGGTGCTGCATGATAAATACAAAACCTATTACTCGAATGAGCTGTTAAAAGGGCAGATTGCGCGCACCGGCGTGAATCCACGCTACATAGGAGTCCGCTTTGTCCGTCTTTAAACGGCTGATCCTTCAACTCGCGCGGTGGACACAGGCACTCCCTCGCGTCCAACAGCGCATCTACTCGATTGCCAAAAACTCTCGCCTCACCGCCGGTTGGGGGAACCAGACCACCAGCGAAGACACGGAACTCTCTTCCAGCCTCGTGAACGGTCGGAATCGGGCTCGCGCTTTGACGCGGGATGCTCCGTATGCGAAACGGGCACGAACGATTGTTCAAAATAACGTTATCGGCACCGGAATCGGGATGCAGGCGAAGGTTGTCAACGCGAAAGGCGATCTAGATGATAGGGTGAATGACGGGATCGAAGAGGCATGGGAGTCGTGGTGCGGGGCGAAGTCCTGCCACACTGGTGGTGAGCTGCACTTCTCCGATCTTGAGCGCGTCATGATGGGGCAAATCTTCGACACCGGCGAAGTGTTCGCGCGTGTGCATAATCGCGCGTTTGGCCCCTCGCTGATTCCGATTGCGTTGGAATTGATCGAACCGGAGCGCGTGGCAGATGAATTTGCGGTTGCCGCACAATATGGGCACACAATTGTTCGATTAGGCGTGGAAACGGACGAATTTCACAGGCCTGTTGCGTACTTCTTCCGATCCACCCACCCTGGCGATCTCCGTCTCACGCCGCAGACACAGACGAAAATTGAGCGCGTGCCGGCGCAAGATATTTTCCACCCTCGCATTATCGAGCGGTGGCCGAGCACGCGGGCGATGCCGTGGATGCACGCGGTGGCGCGAAAACTGAACGACATGGACGCGACGACCGAAGCGGAAATCACAGCGGCACGCGGCGCGGCGTGCTACATGGGGTTTATTGAAAATGTCGATCCGGCGGCGGAATTTGGTGTAAAACAAGAGGATGGGACCACTGAAATTGAGATTTCTCCCGCGACGGTGGAACGATTGGGCCCAAATGAGAAGTTTAATTTTGCGGCACCCAATCGCCCCAACTCGCAACTGGATCCGTTCATGCGCATGATGCTGCGTGAGGTGGCGGCGGGGATCGGGTGTAGTTATGAAAGTTTGTCGCGAGACTATTCACAGAGTAACTATTCCTCTTCGCGTCTCGCCTTGTTGGATGATCGGGATCTGTGGCGTGTTTTACAGCTGTGGTTTATTCGCATGTTCCGTATGGATTTTCATAAGCGGTGGCTCCAGGCGGCTGTGCTTTCTGGGAATATCGCAGCGATTCCCAAAGAAGCCTACGCACTAAACATGGCGAAGTACGAAAAAGTGAGCTTTAAGCCGCGCGGATGGGGCTGGATCGATCCGACGAAGGAAGTGGACGCCTATGCGAAGGCCATCGAGCAAGGCTTCACCACTGTGACCCACGTCATTGCGCAAACGGGCGATGGGCGCGACATCGAGGATGTGTTGAGGGAACGCGCGCAAGAATTGAAATTGGCGAAATCTTACGGCATCGAGTTGCCCACCTTCTCGAAGCCGGAGCCGCCGGTGATCGGGCAACCTGCTGCGGAGACGGCGGATGAGGGGAAAGATCCAGCGGTAATTGCTGCCGAAAAGATGCTCAAAGGAAAGGGACGGTATGCCTGAAGAAATTGTGAAGCAAAAACAGCTGTTCCGGCGTTTTGAAACCCCCGTTCTCCAGATGCGAAAGGAAGAGGATGCGTATGTCCTTAGCTTCCCCGCATCCTCTGAGACACCGGTGGAACGGTGGTATGGCGAGGAGGTTCTGGTTCACACCACCAAAGCCGTTCGCCTTCAACGCGCGAAGGGCGGGGCCATGCCGCTGCTCTTCAACCATGACATGGACTATCCGATTGGCATGGTGACGGACGCGAAGATTGAAGATGGCCGCATGATGGTGGATGCGAAAATGTTTGGCACGCCTCGCGCGGACGAAGTGCGGAGCATGATCGATGGCGGGTTACGGAACGTCTCGATTGCGTACCGCGTGAATGTGATCGAAGAGGAGCAAAAAACCGGCAATATGCGGGTAACGGACTGGGAGCCGTATGAGGTTTCGATTGTGACGGTGCCGGCTGACCCTACGGTGGGGATTGGTCGTGGCATTGACACGGAATACGATGTGCGAATGATTCGCTCATCGAACTCGGCGCGTGGCGCCGCAACTGAGGAGGGCAGTATGCCTGAAGAGAAAGAGGGGAACGCCGCTGTTGCGGAGTCCACCGGCGAGAAGCCTGCCAAGGTTTCGAGCGAGGGGATTGAAGCACAGCGCAAGACGAACTCGGTGGAGCTTGAGAAACGTCGCAAGCAGTCCATCGAAAACCTGTGCAATGTTAACAATCTCGATGCCAAATATCGAGATATGTGGATTGGGCAGGGGTTATCGATCGATGATGTGTCGGATGAGATCCTGCGCGTGCTGGAAGAGCGCGGGAAAACCAACCCTCAGTCTCCGGCGAAGTTGGGGCTGACTCCGAAACAGGTGGAGCAGTTCTCGTTGGCGCGCGCGATCCGCGCGTGTGCCGATAAGGATTGGAAGGATGCACAGTTTGAGTTGGAGTGTTCGCGAGAAATCGCGAAGCGGACGAACCGTGCGCCTGATCC